CCAAGTGAAGATCGCTTTTGCAAACGCTTCGCATCCTGTTGCCGGCACAACGATAACGTCCGCAACACCAAGCCCGGCCAAAGCACATAGCTCATCTTTCATTGGGTCATCTTCGGCAACTAACAACCTATGGTCGAGTAAGTCTTGCAGATAACTTTTGATGTCCTTTAAGCCACCAAAGTCCATAACCCAACCGTTCTCATCCAAAACTTCAGCTGCGAATGTGAATTTAACGGACAGTGCGTAGCCGTGGATGAAGCGGCAATGGCTTTCAGCCCTGTGTTGACGAAAAGCTACGGACAAGCCCACCTCGTGACCGTAAGTTTTAGTGGATAAATAAGCCATTAATATTCCTGGCCCGGTGTGCCGGATTGTTGTATCAAGTGGAACGGCCAGCGAAACCTGTCATAATTGTGGGTATCAGGAAGGAACATTAGACCGTCTTTAACTGCACGCATGACTAGAGGATCCGGCACACCAGCTTCTTCGAAACCTTTCGCCCGGAGCAAGGTCGCATGGTCTTTCCCGATAGGAGGATACTGTCCGTCATAAGATGTGTGGCTATAAGCTAGCGCTTCCATGCAACCTGGCAGAGTCATTGCAAGCTTGACCGATTCTGATTTGGTTAGATTCATGAGAGGCGTAAGGATCTTCAAGGGTGTGAGTGTTCCAGCTTCACCTGTAAAAGTGCCATAGTTGCACGCATCTTGCAAAGCGTCAATGAACACCCGACGACAATCTGGATAACCGCCAAAGTCTTCTTGACAAACACCTGTAATTAAAATGCTTGCACCGACCACGTAAGCACGATTCGCAGCAAGAGTGAGAAACAATTGATTGCGCATCGGGACAAACGTTTTCTCCAATCCGCCTGGTAAAGATTGAGGGTCTGCATACTGTTCCAGAGTTTCGTTCCGGTTGACCAGTGGCGATGTACCTTTGAGCACACCTTCGCCTAGGATGGCCAACTCCATGTGGCTAGGCGTCAGACCAAGCATTTTGCCCACAATGAAAGCGGACTCAATCTCGACAGCGTGCTTCTGACCGTAATCGAACGTTACCGTATGGACGTCGTATCCTTGAGCGATCGCCCAAGCGAGACAAGTTGTGCTGTCTTGCCCACCTGATAGGACAACGAGCGCTTTTTGTTTATTAGTCATTTTAACTCCTTAAGATAACTTACGTCGACCTTCTTCAAAGGCTTCTCTTCCGTCGAAGCTATTGTGCACCCAAAGCATGGGCAGTTCAGGGTCACGCACCGGACAACATTCACAGTGTTCAGCTATGTGCTCTTTGGTGTCGTTTATCGGTACGCAATGAATGTCACCCCGGTCGTCCTTCTCAGATAACTCCCACCCTCCGAGGTCCATTAGTCAACCCCTATAATTTTATGCGTCTGAAGTTGAAGGATGTAGCCGTGCTTCATGCAAGACTCGATGCAAGCTTGAACGTTCCTGCTGTATTGGACAGTTTCGGTAGGCCCCGGATCCATCGGTTGCAAATAAATTGGACCGTCAAACTCTTCAGGCGGACGAGCAACGCGGGGCGATGCTGTGTGGTTAAGAGCGAGAGTCGGGAGACCGTCTTCCAGGTCGACACTGTCTGCGCTCAGCACATATTTGAAAGCGTCTGCATAGTAGCCAATTTCCGGATGGATCTTGCCAGCTTTTGGGCTACAGACAATTGTGCAATCGTAGTCATCGATATGCAGTGGCGCCGGTAACGTCCCGTTCGTTTCGATTTGGACGTGGAAGTCTTGTCCGTTGAGGTCTTGGATTAGAAAACCGAGGTCTTGCCGGAAAGGTTCACCTCCGGTAATGACGACAAGCTTATTTGGACCCGTGCCAGTATAATGCATATTGACAGCAACCAAGACTTCCTTGATTGTCAATTGGTCACGGACGCTTGTGTAATCGGTGTCGCAGGAGGGGCATCGAAGGTTGCAACCAGCAAGGCGGACGAAGACTGCAGGATGCCCGGTGAAGGGACCTTCCCCTTGAATTGTGTAAAAGACTGAATGTACGTCGAGGATGGAACCGTTAGAAACTTGACGTTTCTCAATTGGTTGGGTATTAATTGGAATCATTGATAACCTCAGAAGAACTAGACCCGCACAATTGCGGGTCTAGTGTACGGGTCTTACTGCGGAACGTACTACCAGGATTGATTAAGCTGCTTGACCTTCTGCCGGTGCAGCAGCGACAGCTTCTGCCGGCTTGGCAACAGCGCCGAACACGCCGTTGAAGGTTTTCCAACGAGCGTACTGCGTGCGGCAGGTGGCGTCGTTCAGGCCGGCAGCAGAAGTTTCCTTTTGCAACATGGAGATCGGGACCGGCTGACCAATGCGAGCAGAGATTGTATCAGCAATTGCCCAGACCTTGCCGCAAGCACCATCGGGACGCGGTCGGGTAACACCGTTATTCTGCGGTTGCTGGACTTTGACTTTGGTTGCAGCAGCGGCAGCTTTAGCTTCCGCATCGAGTTTTGCTTTTGCTTCTTTTTCAGCTTTCACTTTTGCAGCAGCTTCTTCTTTAGCTTTCTTTGCTTCAGCTTTTGCAGCTTCAGCTTTTTCTTTTGCCTCCGCTTTGGCTTTGTCAGCGATCGCTTTTGCTTCAGCTTTTGCAGCATCAGCTTTTGCCTTTGCTTCAGCTTTGGCAGCAGCCGCCGCAGTCTTTGCAGCAGTAGGTTCAGCAGCGATTTGTTCTTGTGTTTTGGTTTCGGACATTTGTTGACTCCTTCGGGTTGAACGGGAACTACGGTTTAATTGTACTACGCGCATCAGAGTGACAAGCATAACAAATCTATTAATGCTTTGCAAGTGATTTTTTCAGATACTTACAAATATTTTCGTATCTGTTCGTGGGTACTCACGCGCCTTTCGTCGATTTCCATTTCCCAAATTGGACCGAAGCTGTACTACTATTGATACCTTCACCTTCGCAAGCTTCAATAATCTCCTTACGCATAGCTTTGATGTTGGAAGCGCAACCAGATTTTTGCCAAATCATCTCAGCAATCTCCCATACTCGTCCAGTCTTGCTGCCAGCTTTAGGTTGCTCCGGAGGACCGTCGCTAACGGGGCGGGTGCGCGCTATGGGTGCGTTTGCCGTTTGCGTATAGCTTGCAGGCGCTGCGTTAACTGTAGGGGTGGGGGTTACTATAGGTACGCAGCCCGGGACCGCTGTAAGCGCGGCAGGGGTGTAAACTTCACTTAACGCTTGCGGTTGATTGTGTCCGGGCCTATGTTTGTAAAAATTATCGTTGCCTTCGGATAGGTAACCGGCTTGCAAGGAGAGTTCAAGCGCGTTAAGTTTTGATTCTTCAATCGACATGCAGAAAGCTTGAACATTCTGCACCAATAGTTCACGGCTATAACTTGCGTATTTTTGACCACACAAGTTCTGGTACAGGAGCTTCAGCTCCATGTCGGTGAATCCTGCAAAAGCTCCAGGCCAGTCACATGCAATGACACTGGCCGCAACATGCGATAGCTCAATGTGCATTAGATTTGTGAGACATGCTTGCGTATGATGCTTATAGCGGACGCACATTTGTTCTTTATCGATAAGTATGAACATTCTCATCGACCTTTCTTGTTAAGCATTCTGTGATAGGTAATTCATATTCCGCTGCTCCGCAACGTTTACAAAGACTCAACACTACTTGTCCGTTCCTATCGCAAATTTGCTCTGGACGATGCTTATCTGCATCTGTGTACAAGTCATGGTCCATCCATGTCTCCTGTTAAATTTATTTAGTGCAACCATTATACACCGCATTGCGATTGTGCAAGTAAATTTTAAAAAGGAACTTCTTGCCCAACGATTTTCTGCTCCCAGGAGCCGGTAAAAGTTACAGCCAGGATTTCAGGGTAAGGCTTATTCACCCAGACCCTGATGTGTGTGGGCACCAATAAAGTATCAACTAGTTTTAATGCTGCGTCCGTACTAGCAGGGAACGGGTCTGTAGATCGTTCTGCCCACCAAGATCGAGCTTTTCGTTCACCGAAACCTTTGTGTTCAAACAAGACAAACTCATTAAATTTCTTTAAGCTGCACCAATAAGTAACCTTGACACTGTCCGGTTTCCCGACTTTCTGATGCAAGTTGAACGTTATTTGTTTGACTTCGAAAGTGCTGACAATGGGTTCGTCATTTTTAATGAGTTCTTGGCTGCTTGCTGCTTGCTTGATCAAAACCTTGAACTGAAACGCGGACCCGCAACCCTCATTTGTCTTAAAAGGCTCACCGCCGCAATAGCGAGCACTGATATGATTGTATGTACCGCAAGCGTCACATATTTTGATAGGTACTTCCCCGGTCTTTTCGCCGCGCTTACGGGGTAATACCGGATCGTTGATGGGTCCAAGACGCTTGGTGTTACCAGCAAAGTCCAAGACGAGGCAGTTTATTTTGCCTGTTTCCAACGAAGGCCGTGTCCCGCGACCGAGCATCTGCACCCATAGTACAGTTGAATGCGTTGGCCGCAACATTACAATCAGATCAATTGCACGGAAATTAACCCCTGTTGTCAAGATGCCGTTATTTACAATCGCTTTGAACTTACCTTCTTTCCACTCACGGACGTTGGTGTCTCGTTCAGTGTCCGACATCTTACTATGAACGCAACGTGTTGATATGCCCAAATAATTGAGCATATCTGTAATTTTCTCTACGTGCTTGATACCTGAACCGAACACCAACCAATGATTGCGATCGTGTGCTTGAGCTATCGTCTCTTGTAAAGCAGCATAAGTGATCTCGTCTTTGTCAACAGCAAGCTGCAATTCCTTCTCAACAAACTCGCCGCCCCGTAGATGTACACCACTAACATCTAAGATTGTTTCTGTCCGCTTTGGAACTAAAGGTGCAAGGTGCCCTTGTTTAATGAACCAGTTGAAGGCCTGCATAGTTGTCGCATCATAACAGATGTCGGTGAAAATACCATCGTCTGTTATTTTACCCTGACCTTGACGCCAAGGTGTGGCTGTGAACCCGACAACCTTCAAATAAGGATTTGCAGCTTTTAAGACCGCAATGACCTTTAAGTACATCGACTCATCGTTTTGACTAAGCAAGTGACACTCGTCAATTAACATTAGGTCGACTCGACCGAAAGCAGCAATGTTCTTATTTATCGAGGCAATTCCACAGAAGATTATATTTTGAATTGTATCTTTTCGATTAAGGCCTGCACTGTACACGCCAGCTGGGGCCGTTGGCCATTGCTCAAGCAGTTCCAAATAGTCTTGCGAAACCAATTCCTTGACATGGGAGACAATTAGGACTTTTTGCCGAGCATAAGCTTGAAAAGCGCTTTTTAAAAATTCCGCAATAATTAAACTTTTTCCGCCACCTGTCGGGATAGCAATAACTGGATTACCCTCCTGATGTGTTTTAAAGTATTCCCAAAGGCTTGCAACAGCTTGCGTCTGATAGTCACGGAGCTGGAATGCCATCTACACGCTCCTCTAAATAATTTGCCATCTTACGTAGAAGCTCAGGGTCGTCTTTGGCTAGACCAAGTGCTTGATTGCAACTGCTGCACAGAATGCCTCTAATTTTACCTGTTGCATGACAATGGTCTACATGAAGGGCTAAATCCATACGCTTGCACAATTCACAACATGAGTAAGCATCGTAAACCAATTGCCCATATTCTTCTTTTGAAAGATTGTAAGTTGTTTTAAAATATCTGTCTTTGCTGTAGCCGCTGGCTTTACGTTTCTCCATTGCTAGTCGGTTACATTCGACACAATTGTTCGAACCTGAGAACCTTAAATAGTGACCGCGTTTACAAGCTTTCTCAGGGACATAAGTTGTGTTTCCAGATTCAATAGACTCGATAGGCCTTTGGAGATTTATATCGCTCCTATCTGAACGAACATGCCCTAATCTTTTTTCACGCCCGATCGCGTTGCATTCCATACAATTGCCGCTAGAGGTATAACGAAGCCCCGTATGACCATTGCTACAAGGAAGGCCTGTATAGTAATACTGAACGTTCAATGCCCTCGCGCCAGCCCTTGAAGCTGGCAATTTGGCAAACTGTTCAGACGGAGGTATTCTTTGATGTGCCACAATTATTTAAATCGGGCTGTAAAAGGTTGCACAGCCTTTAAGTTGGCGCTCTTTGGTCAGTTGAAATGTGCCGTGTTCGTCCGCATATTCGTCTAGAGCTCCAGGCTTTTGGAATAAGAGTGCAACCTGGCGATCTTTGGACTCGCACCACCATGTCCCATCTTCACGCGGTTTTCCGAAGAAGCAAGTGCGACAATTCCGCTCCATTGGCGCGTTCATGTGGCAAATGTCTTTTTCATCACAGAAACGGCATGCAAACAAGCCTGGGGAAGCATTATTTAACTTGGCCGGAGCAACCTGCATCATGACGATTTGCCTGCCACGGTCTAAAAACTGGTCCGCTGTGTGGGCATCCAGCAGAATAATCTCCATATGGATTTCGTCAGTGTTCTTATTGACAGCCCCATATAAAGCGTACATCAAGCCCATCTTGCGCATGTAAAGCTGCATCTGGACGTAATGTTCAGGTTTAGCTAGACGTACACCATCTTTCTGCAACTTTACAAAAGATTTTTCACCATGCGTTTTAAATTCTGCTAAGCATGGTTGACCAGCAGGAATGTCAGGGACACCAATGACCACCCCATCACCAGAACCGCCAAGGTGGCCGCCAAGATCACTAATGCGATACTGATTTCCGTTCGCGTCTTGTTGGTAGACCTGGCAACCAATCGATAACAACATCGCAATGAAACGCGCTTCTTCAAGATGCCCCCTGTTAAAGAGCCGCAACATGCGACCGGAAAATTTAGACTTACGGGCCCACCTCCAACCATACCAGATTTGTCGTGCGCACTCCTTGCCGATCAGCGATGCTCCAAGGTGCGAACGGAATCCCTCGTCTGCACCCCGATAAGCATCAGTTATGTGTGGGATAACTTTGCCAAGGTTCAGCCGAAAAGAAGCCCCTTGATCTCCTGCGATGCAGTTTTCGATCGCAGTCATTGTATTTACAGCTAATTGGATCGGCATTAGAGTCTAGCCCAAGTTTGGTAATCTGCTTCGGTCATGTAACCGTCGTCGTTTCTTTTATGCTCTTCTTCTTTTAGTTTTGCTCTATGTCCATCGCAAGAATACATTGATGCTTTTGAGCTTCTCCATGTAGCTTTCAATGGACAGAAGCTACATCTGGTCTTTAGATATTCTCCAGCTTTAATCTGTTTCATGGTCGTCCTTATTTAAGTGACCGCACTGGTGAACCAGTAACTTGCTCAAATTGTCGGATGTTGTAACCCGGTTATTCGCCCGGTCTTTTTCCCGGAAACCAAATGTCTGTCCGACCTTTACTTCTGCAAAGCGGTCATTTAAATAACCGGACCCGAAGGTCCGGTAAGACAAAAAAAAAGAGTTAGGCTGTCGGTTGCTGCATCCAGGGCGGAACTACTTGCCCTGCCGTTCCAGCACCTTGAACTGGAGCAGCTTCAATTTGCACAGTCTGAACCTGGCCCACAGGCGCCCCCGATGTCACCGCAGACGGGGCAGTAGGTTGGACGTTTGGGTCTTGCGCCGGTTGCCACGGCTGTTGACCTGCCGGAGGGTTCCATTGCGGAGCGGCTTGAGGCTGGACAGCAGCCGTCTGAACTGGAGGTGCATTCTGACCTTGCGTAGCAGGGGCCCAACCTTGCGTAGCAGGGAAGACAACAGCAGCGGGCAGAGGGGCAGCAGGACGAGCAACCGGAGCCGCTGTTGCACCGGAAGGAGTACCAGCAGCGGCGTCATTGACGTCTTTGAAAGCTGTGATGACATTCTTTGCTTCATACTGAACAGTTATACCATCCGGACCCATTGTTGCAGCTTCGACTTTCACCCGACCTTTAAACGGAATATTCAAGAGTTGTTCGGTCCGTTCCACTTGCAACGTGCGGCAAGCATGGCACAGAGCGCTGAATTGTTTGTTACCGATGTCCTGAGCTTTTTCGCTCTGGTTCTTCATGTTGAAATTGTGGTAAACCTTGCGGCCTTTGTAAATACCATCCAGGACTTGGAAGACTGCGCTAATCTTTGTCCCTTGACCGTCTTTGGTCGGTTGCAGATTCAGTTCTGTCGGTGCAAGGTTATACCATGCGGCCGGGATTGGATCGCCACGACCTTCGTCCGGAGCTACTTTTGTTGCGTCGAAATTTATCACTGCCATTTTAAGTCCCTCAATTTTTGAATTGCCGTCTTTATCCGCAGACGGCAAAGCGGTTAGAATATCTAAACGGCCAATTTTGTGCTTGAACGCAAAACATTGATGCCATTGATCAAAGCCTTATTCGCTTGATTGTAACGTTCTTCTGCTTCCGCGTAAGCAATGTTCGCCTTTTGTAAATCTGTCGTAGCTTTCTTCATTTGTTTAGTTGAAAGCTCAACTTCGGTTTGCATTGCGCCAAGATCGACAGATTTTGCTTTGACGGTTATGATTTTGCCAGATTGAGCATTTTTCACAATAATCTCCTTACGTTGATTAAATTGGTGCTTCCGACAGGACTCGAACCTGCGACCTGGACGTACCAAGCCATGGATATGTTGTTCTACCATGACAGGATTCCATGCTCTACCAACTGAGCTACGAAAGCGAAAATTACTTCTTGCTGACCTTGGACAGAGCAGCAATTTGACTTTGCGCTTCAGCTTGTGCAGCTTTCATGCGCTTTGCATCAGATTGGATCTCCGCAGCAGCTTGAACAGTACGCAAGTCGTCCCGTGCTTGCCAGCGATCAATTGGTGGACTTTGTTGCACAATCTTCTTTGCTGGCGGAGATGCCTTTTTGACAGGTGCTGCTTTCTTGGTTGCCATGATTACTCCTTAATTAAGTTGGTGCCCGGAGCCGGGATCGAACCGGCATGATCAAAGATCGTTGGATTTTAAATCCAGTGCGTCTACCTGTTTCGCCATCCGGGCGTTTGTTACTTACCCCAAGAACCCGGCAGACCGTGCTTGAACATTGCCCAAATGCTAAGCTGCAAGATTTTCGGTCGGAAGTTGCCACTGAGCCGCGCCTGTTTCCAGACGTGGGAACCCGTATGGCGACCACTAACAGGCTTCGGTTCAACCCAGCCTATGATTTTGTTAGTGTTGTTCATGCTTGCGCGATATCACGGTTATAGACGTCAAAGCCGCAGGACTGGTAAATCTCTTGGGCAAGACAGTTCCAGCCATTTTCTTTGGGCAGCGTGATCTTGTTGACCACACCAAAACGGTTCCCTGCAACGAAGCTCGGCTCACGAGAAACCGCAAGTACCCGGCCTTGATTGGCACTGATACCCTTGTTCATGTTCTTGCCTTCGGTGACGTAGAGTGGCTCGTGTAAGAAACCAACGACATCTGCCCATTGGGTGAGCATCTCGCGCTTGCCGTAAGTCTTCTGGTTTTTGGGGGAATGCAGCAACAGATCCCAAGTGTCGTATTCGCCGTAAGCAGGGTCAACGACTTTTGCTGCAAAAACGTGGCAAGTCAAGACAATGTTGAGCCCACCGTAGATAGCCAGCTCGTCACATTTCTTGAGGAAGGCACCGAACAGTTCGTTGGCGAGATTGTACGCTTTGCCATATCCCCCGAGTGCGTTGTCCATAATCAGACCCTTCTTGTTACCGTTGACATACAGAGGGTCTGTTGCCAGGACAGCTAAGTGGATCAGCTTTTCCAGTGCTGTTGCGCTATCGAAAACGAGTGTTTGGTATGGGAATTGGCCTTGCTGGCATTGTGTGGTAATCTCGTCAAGTAAAGCTGTCACGCTCGCGAGGTCTTCCATCATGGGTACTTTGTTGACACTGACACCGGAATAGCCGGTTTCCAGAGGGATGAGCAAAGGACGTGGCGCATTGCATGCCAGCGTGGTCTTGCCGACTTTTTCGACACCGCTAATTACCGCACGGATGCCGGTTTTAGCTGACGAATGTGAAACTTGGTCAAGGATGCCCAATTGTGACTCCTGTTGTGTTTAGATAGCAAAGGACACAAACGTCCTAGAACGCTTGCGGTTAAAATTGGCTCCACTACATGGGTAGCGGGTTTAGCTACTATGCGCGCTCAGTTGCGCATTTGCAAGGGGAATTTTAAGGATAGATACTACATGTCTTCAGGACTGCGTATGCACTGGTAATTCGAGAAACGCGGCTTGTCTTTAATCCCGCGCGGGAAGAACTTATGCTTAATGATTTGACCAAGCAGCTTTTCCTGATTCTGGTAGAAATGTAAACGCTCTTCGTGCGGCATTTTGCCAGGGGAGACTTTAATAATCTGGTCTTTGGCAATTAGCAGATTTGTCTCATCCATTGGATCAAAGACGTCCGTGAGTTGTCGGCAAATGAGACATCCGACCATACCGTTCGGGATTTTATTTTCCTTGTGCGAACTGCGGAACTGACGGCCCAGTTCGTTAATTTGTGCTTCGTTAAGGTTAGTATCCCCTTCAAGGATCTCAAGGACTTCTGCTTCTGTATCGACAAAATCCTTGATGCGGAGTACACCATTGTGGCTCGGAGAGCTTTTGCCTTCTTTATGTTTGACACCAGGCCCATAAAAGCAAGTGCCCTCATAACCCAGCTCCATGTAGTGCTGATGCGCAGCGTCAAGTTCTTCAAGATTATTACAAACAATGTAGGGGACGAGCCGTAGATGACCACACAAGCCTTGCGCTTGCTGTAGCTCGAGATGACGTTGTAGAAAACCATAGCGCTGTGAGTAGGGCCACAGGCGTGTTTCTTGAGTGACAAAATCGAAGACGTGCCACAAGACGAAAGGCGTGCCTTCGTAAGTTCCGACTGCGCTGCTTGTCAAGCGGCATAGGTCCGGATGCGTGTCGCGCTCTGCTGCAAGCTCACCATCAAAACCAATATGTTCAGGTGTGCTAAACAGAGCGGTGACGTGATAGTTCTTGTGTTTCTTCATGGTGCGAGCTGTCAACCCGTCACCCATGTTCAAGCCACGTACACCGTCAATTTTCGGAAGTGCCCAAACAGGGAACTTGATCTTTTTGCGGTCATAGTTGCCCGCTCTCATTGCTTTGATTGACATTGTCTAGCCCTAGCGTTAATGATCAAATTGTCGTGCTAGTTTTAAACCATGGCGGATTCCAACACGATGAGCACTTTCTATTGCTTTGACAAATAAGTAATAGGTATCCCAATCTGCTTTAGATGGGTCTAGATGACCCACCAATATGGACCCTTCACCCACTTTGATCTCAATCTCAAGCCTGACATCGGAAGGGTCCCCACGACATTGTCTGGCTTTCACATTTAGGTCATTCGGTTGCGCTTTGTGGATTTCATCTGCGACCGCCTGGGCTTGTTCGAGGTTCATTTAGCAACCTCGACAACAAGGGACACTAGGTCAGACGCTGCTTCTGCTGCAATCTTCTGACGCTGTGCAAGCATGCGTTCGCTGTAATACTTGACCTTTTCAGCGTCATAAACACCATGTGCGTCCATCCCAGCTTTAAGCACACCGAGGGAACGGGCTGCGCAGCTACGCCAAATCGCTTTAAATGCGCAACCCTCAGCAAATGTCATACCAAGCGCTTCAATAATGTCTTCTGCTTCTGCTTTGTATGGGTCGAGCCGTTTCGGTTGTTTAATGTCAACCAAATAATAGTTGACATTGCCACCGGTGAACTCACCCTTCTTTTCTTGGCTCATATTACTCATACCTCTTAGCTATGCGGATACAACTTCCAGATTGGCCGCGTATGGTTTGAACATCTTCACCTTCCGGTGGCTGTGCAGTGATAGGCTTTCTGTTCGGACAAGAAGTGTGGGAACAAGCCTTTTCACGGTTTTTAAGACAAACACCACAAGGTTCGGGCTTTGAACTCATTCCCTCGTCCCCCATTTTGTATTCTCATGCTTACAACCGGCACAACGAGCATCTTGATAATCCAATGTATACCGGCAATCCCTTGAGTTGCTATTCGCAATGACAATCATTTTAGGCATACGGGAGTCAACACCGCCAACCCGACGAGTTTTTATCCAGCCGTCTTGGACCATAAGTGTGCGTCTCGGAAAGATCCGGTTATAGCACCCATATGGGTTGTCAGGTTTGGCCATAACTCTTTACCTGTTACTTTGACTTTGCTTTACGTTTTGGGAGCATGACCTCCATTTGAGGAGACCCAGGCTTAATGACAAGGACTTGGTCGAAAAGGTTGCGCTGCTCATCAGTCAACTGCCGATACATGGCTGTGACCAACTCAGGTTTGTATTTGATCAAGTTATCCACGGGAATTCCTTTAGCCCGTAGTTCCTCTTTGAGAACTTCGAGAGCGGCTTGTTCAGGTTCACGCCGGATTGGGTAAACTGCTTTCAATACCCAACCTTCGGTCAAAGGGGCGCTATTTGTGCCCTCAACAGGGTTTGGGAAATACGCGGTAAAAATTTTCTTCCGCAACTCCATTTCCTGGGCTTTGATTTTTTCAAGTTGCTCTTGAAGCTTATACCAAGTTTCTAAATCTTCTTGGCTGACTACTTCAACAGGCATTGCAACTGCGTTCATAATGCACTCCTTCACAGTAAGTTGAAGTTGGTGGCTGGTACTGATTTCTCCCAGCATTTCTGTGGCTGGTATCGATCGGAACCACAGATACGAACTAGATACCCCATTCACATCCCTCGTTGCACATCAGCCTGCGCATTCACCAACATTGAAACGCTCGCTACTCGCTGCACAGACTGAGCCGGTAGCTGACCGTTTATTTAAGACTCAGGTAGGCATTGCCGTTTGATGAACCTTGTCCGCATTTGCTTTTGCAAGCGCTTCAATGTTGGTTGTTGATAACCCGTCTAAGCAATCGGGCGCGTGACTCCAGACAAGATTATTCGAGCTATCAACACATGGACCCATTGCAAGCTTTCGCATATCGTCGCTCGACTGGTATGGAATCTGAGTCGCGTACCTCAAACCAATGGGCCCATGTGTTGGCACCCTTCCGGGTGCTTTGATGCTGCATTGAATGCAGCATCAAACCTTAATTAATTTTTTTGGCGAGATTGCATTAACCCGAATTAAGTGCAACCTCGATGGTACATCGATACTTCTTGGGTGCCATCTCGGGCACTGATTCGGGCATTTTTGCCGTTCTAGTGATCCGAAGTTCGGGCTTGGGATCACAAAGCATCAACCCGATTAATAAGACAATTAACATTAAAATCCTTTATACCGTCTCGCAATGCTGTATAGCTATTATAACCTTATTCGGGGTTAATAGGCAAAGGATCGAATGCACCGTAATTTTTACCTGCGGAAATCTTCGCATTATGTCCATCGAGCAATGCTCGCGCTTCAAGGTGCCCTGGACCAGCTAACATTGTCGTGAGCAACTTCTTGATTGCAGGCTCAGGCTTCCAGTAACCAGGCCCCTTCTGCACCTTGCCGCGCTCATCGTAGATCGGCTTGCCGTCTTCGCCGAGCTTGGAAAAGTTCGACTGCATGATGATGGCCAGCACTTCATCCAACGGCAGCCCGAACTTGACCATTTCAGACGCACAGTACACCTGAATGTCGCCCAGCAGGTCTGCGAACAAAGTTAAGACGTCCGTCACAGGAAGTCTTGCTTTATCGAAATTTTCGAGAACTTCAACAATTTCGTCAATCTCGTTAAGTTCCTCGGTAAGAATGCTTTTAAATGCTTTCAGCCGCGCAATTGGCGCGACACCCAACTGATCCAGACTTGGTTCGGTTGCTACCGGTAGCTTGTACATCCCGTTAAACTTGATAATATCTTGTTGGAACTTTGACATCTTTAATCTCCTATGTTTGCGTGAGTTACTATAGCGTAACTTCCACGATAAAAGCTACTTATTTGTTTAGACCTACTTTTACTTCTTTAGCTTCTTTGGAATTGAGTGGTAAATTGACAATCCTGAAAGCCCTTCCATGGAATGAATAATCTTTAAGCGCCTTGTCCTTTCCCAACTCAAGCAAATAACCGCTATCAATGAGAGACTTAATTGTAGCGTCCAAGATAGCGTTCTGACCAGCTCGGTGACTGGTGAAAGCACTCGAACGCTGTGTGGTTATCTGCAGGTACTTACGTGGAATAATGCCATCTGCGTGCATCTGTTTCGGAACACCGTAACCTGGTGCAATATCGGCCGCGCTCATATATTTATGCAGGATTGAGAGAAGCTTACGTTCCCGCGTAGAGTCTCCTGTACCGACATCACCTGAACGTATGCGGCGACTCATAATTTGAATGTCTTTACGGATAAGGTTCAATGCCCACTCAACGTGGTCCTTTCGAATAACAGGATTTATATGGTTGTCTGCTATTGCTAATAAGGCTGAAATACGATAGGTCTTCAAGTGCGCACGATTCCACATCTGACGCCATCCTTCGTCGTCAGTAGCGTTAACTTGTATGTCACATTCTTTATCGAATTCGACCAATATCTCGTTGGCATCTGCCGTAGTTGTGACCGCTTGCACGGCAGCTCTACCGTTAAGTGCAACAGCGTGCTCCATTAACGCTGTCAAGGTGCTGAGTAAGATAGGTTCAGGTTTATCGATAAATTTACTATTTGCAGCAGGTCTGTTGCCTGTGTACTCAATCACGATAAAACGACTCAGGAATCCGTCTTCCATCATCGTTTCAGTCAATGAGTCGTAGAAAGTTTTCGGGGTGCTTTCACCAATCATGCTATATGCAGCACCTGAAACGCTTGCAATGTTTTTATCCTTGTCAGAATAACCAATACCGCCAACAATTGACCCAGAACCAGACTTCTGATATAAGTTGGTCATCACAGTGCGCAGTTGCTGCATCGGGCCCTCTTTACCATCTTCTTGTCCAAGGCGTTTTAATTTACGCCCCCATTCGCCAGATACGTTGACAAATGAAGAATTGGCAGCAACCGCTTTAGATAAAGCTGGACCAGAAGCGTAATCTGAAAAATCTACAAATGACATCACAGTAGGCGATGCGGAACCTATAGAGTTCATAATATTCGCGATACCGCTATGCATAGCTTCTTTACCGATAGCTGAACGGGCAACCAGTACAATGTAGAGGTTCAACCCGGACTGCGGGATGTTAAATGCTTTACCACACACTCCGGCCAGCAAACCTAGGGCAGCAACAATCGAGACTTCTCGAACGGGGCGAGGTGAGTTTTCAAATATATGTCGCGCAAGGCACCCAATCATGCCAGGTGGCCATTCTAAACTGGAGGGTTCTCGATCTTCATCTTCCTCACCCTGCTCCATTGCAGCAATTTCATCTGGAAATAGTATGGGATTGCTTTTTAGTATAGCGGTTTGTACAGGGTTTGCTTGCTGCGGTAGGGTAGGGTTACCACCTGCGTGAGCTGGTGCGCTGTGGGGTGCTGCCGTTGCTGCTACGTGTGCGTTACCCTGCATACTAGCTAACAGCGCCGCACTACTTGCCGCACCGTACGCGTCCAATTGCTCTTCTATTTGTTGCCTACCACGGATGATGCTTAAAATACGGTCAAGATGATAATTATTCCTATCATGCTTGTGGCGGTTCTTTTCGTTTTGCGTACGATCAGCAAGCTTCGTTGCGCGAAATAGACGCCGGCACTGTTCATTTGACTTTGTGTAAAACGCAAAAATAGACATTAGCGCAAGGTCTGCTTCAGACTGCGAAGGATAACCTGTCCAGTCACCTTCACACAGAGTTATAAATTTGTCTGCATTGTCCGCAGTACGTGCTCGTTCAAAAATGACTTCGTCGGACTCGGTTTGTTCAACTTCAACCAGCTCAATCTTATTGGTATCCGGGGAAGCTTGTCTAATTTCCTGGACCAATAGGTTCAACAGTTCTTGCCGATTTTCTATCTCTTTGTTGAGATACACGTCTCCTGTACATACAATGAAACGTTCTTGTGAGTAGACTTCAACCCCATCTCGTCGAGCCCCTTCACCAATTGCACCACGAACCCAGATGTGGAACCCTTGTCCGGACGCACTGCGTTCGGTGTAACTTCCAAACGCTTCAATAATACGATGGAATCGGTCAATATTTTCTTGTGAAGTCCACTTAGCGGGATCAGTTTCGTTATTGGCATTTTTAATATCCAGATCGATACATGCGTAAGGGTCATTTTTGCTAAGGATGTAACCAAGTCCGCAAGGTTTGTGAACCTGCGTAGCGTCAACAATGCTTTCGAAATCTTTCCAGTGCGTTTTGTCAACCGGGCTGATCTTAAAGATACCTCTTTGCCCGTAACTATAAGGTGCCCGGTATTTGCCGGTTTGGTCGTCTGGACCTGCTAGAGCCCACTGGCGGTCCCACTTCAGCTCTTCTGGAAGCTGCTCGTAATTGATCGGCATCGCTTAGACACCTCGACGAGCGTCTAAAACAATCTTCCAAGCATCGAGATACGGTTGAATTTGAGATCTTTCCCAAATAAAAAGACGTCCTTCGTTAAGGACAATGGAGTGAGGTAGTTTGCCGGTGTGGCGTGCATAATGCAAAGCATGGCGCGTCAGGTTGAGCTCCCGCATAATCTCCGGACCGGTAATATATTTCTCGTCGAAACTCCGCTGAGCGCCCGTTTGTGTGGTCATCATGATAAATGCGCAACATTGCTAAACGGTAAGTATAACCGCAAGCGTTTAAAAATCACAACGCTTGCGTAAAATATATTTTATTCAACTGTTAATTAGTAATAGTTCGTATCCCTCAGTTCCAATTTCCTTAACATCAGAAGTTGCTCTTCTGAACAGAAGATAGTCTTTTGTCCGGTAAAAGGATCCTTAACCACAAGCATGCGATCTTTTGCAATCAAAGGTTCCTGCATGCCAAAGAATTCTAACATCCAAGCATCGATTTCTGCTCGGAACTCGTCTGTTACCGGGACGGCTTTGCTGAGCCTCATCTTTGGTTGAGGATGCAGTACAACAACCTCATGACCAAATAAAGTATTCATGGCAAGAACCTCCAAGCTAATATTGTCAAAGAAATAAGGATTAATGTCCCACCTATGGCTGTGACAGTGAGAAATAAAGCTGTCAAGTTTGGCACATCTTCACATGGAAGCGTTCGGTTGTCTGTCATTTTTGCACCCAGAAACCCAATTACTGCAAGAACAAGTCCGATTGCAAACATTATGTTTCTCCTGTACGAATAAAATGGCTCTCAACCGCTCAATTTCATCGCGCAGCACATCGGCGCGATGTTTTCCAAGTGATTTGGCGGGAAAGGTATTTATCTGCTCCTGCACCCAATTTGTCTTTGCTATCCATTCGTCAAAAGCTGCCGCTTTTTGTTCCAGCAAATGCTGTGAATCTTGTGTGCTCATGGTATCACTTTAAAGTTATCGTCGAAGTGTGCGTGTATCCAGCGTGACGCTGTATCTTCTCGCGTATCGCGCACGGAGTTATGAACTCGCTCCTCTGTGATTGGCGTTACATGCATCCACGGGCCTGCGTTGTTGCAGAAGAAGACCTTATTCGACATATGCAGGATTTCCCATCGATCACCGTGCTGCCTAACGATCTGCTTGGCTCGTTTTGTTAGCGGAATTAGGGTTACGATCCGCATATCGTAGCGTCTTGTGACCTATTCATGGCTGACCTTTCATATGAATTTTTAACAAGTCCTGGAATTCGTCGATGCATCGATTGCGGGCCAGCTTGCTCATCACGTCGATCATGTCTTTCTGAATGCCGAGCGCAGCAAGTGACAGTTCCAACCCCAAGCGATAGCCGAAACGCTGGTTGAGAAAGTCGCACACTATCTCTGCTTGCCTGCGCTTAGCAGCGTTGGTGTGCGGGTTCACGACCTCCCTCCCTGCGTCTCAAGCCGCATCGAGAAGCCGAGAAACCAAGCGGACTTATAGCCGATGCCGTACAGCCGCCAGCCCCATCCAGGTGTGCCGAAGTAGATTTTCATTTGCTGTCCTTTCCCGCCCGTGGAGATTGATGAGCGGCGCGGGCGATATGCACCCAATGCAGCATCCTTTTTTCGTGTGACTGCAGACGTTTTTCCTGATGACGTTTTGCGGCTTCGATTTGTCCCAGCGTCATTTCTGGGCCGCAGTAGAGTTCGGCACGCGTGACCTCGACTGGCTTCCCATAAAAGTCATGGTCCGTATGGCTAGCGATTGTCCTAATCAGCATTTTTCTTCTCCTGATCGGCGCGCAGGGCGTCAATTGGTTCATCGGCGCACCCATACGCACCGCGCCAAAACAGTAGCATTTCTTTGCTCATCGTCTTGACCAACCGATACCTCTGCGCATCCACCTTGTCCCGCTCGCTTTCCTTGGGTTCACTTAGCGTGGATAGGATGGCACAGCACTTGTCAATGGCATTCTTTGCGTTCTCAACCGTGCAAAGCGCCCATGCCTCTGATGACTCGTCCATCCCGACATCATCAGTTAGCGGACTCAATTCAACGGTTTGATGCAATTTATCCTTGCTGTCATAGCTATCAATCAGCCATGCCACCACTGGCAATATTGGCTCATCCACCTTGTCCCGCTCGCTTTCCTTGGGTTCACTTAGCGTGGATAGATTTTTAAATGCCCTAGCAAGCTTGACCGCATTGACGGTTGCGCCAGTTGTTGATTCGGATAACGTATCGCAAATCCAGTTGCAGACTTCCCGGATCAGTTGCAGTGCTGACTCCCGCGCATCCGCCGCTCCGGCTACCGGCTGCACTCTCTCCTCTACTGCCTGGAATGCGGTCATCTCACCTGTACTAGTGTTCAACCTCACGCGGTTTGCGCCAGATCTCATTTCAACGGTTTCAGGCGGCAATGACGGATCGACAGCCAGCTCTATTCCTGCAAAAAAGCCGTCACCGCCAATAGTAGCTTTCTGCTCTGCTGCTTGCACGCTTTCGGATGCCTGCGCTGGTTGCGGATAGCCGTCGGCAGCAATCAGATCATCAAGTCGATGCTGCGCGTCTTCAGCCGCTGCCCGCCAATCTCCGGTCGCCCCCAAATTGCGCCCTACAAACCATTCGGCAAATTCCTGAATACTTGATGGTCTCATCGCTATTCCTTAGATTGATAAATCGGATCGAGTGGGGCTTGCGGCAAAAGATTTACTTCGGATGGCTGGCGCTTGAGGGCGCGGATAGCTTTTGCAGCTTCTTTTGCAAATAGAGCAGTTGGCGCTTGATCGTGAAGGAATGATCCATTTTCGATACGCAAAGCTGCCGCCTCAATCGCATCATTCCATTCGCTGGCTGGTTGCACTGCTGGTGGTTGCGGAGAGGTGTAGAGGAATGGCGCACGTCCGAAATCTGGCATCGCGTAAAGTTCGCAATTATCGATCTTGCGTCCACTCATCCAGTGCAGTATGCCGTTTTCGGCCACTGCCATATGTTGGAGCGCTACCGGCATCGGCGCAGGTTGTGCTGTAGGCTGAACCATTGCGTTGATAGCGATGAGCTTCATGTTTGCGGCGTCCATGTTTTTAGGATCGGCGATTGGATAGTCTATGATCGTCTGTAAAACCGTCGGAACGTCGTTGTGATCGAGCGCGGCTTGCCATACTTCCCATTTCCATTGAACGGATTGTATTAAATACTCACCTGTGCGCTCTAGGACGCGATTCCAGTGGCCCTCCACAAACGGCAGTTGCTGCGTATCTCTGTACCACTTTTCAAACCCTTCCCGCCTCTGCCAGTCGGCATTGCTGTTATTCATGATGATCTCCTATTTCTTTGTGCAAACAAGTCGCTGGATATGATTTTCATCGCGTGCTGCCTTGAAACCTGCCCCTACGATTACACGCGCGGATTCGCAATTCTCAGCAGAGGTAAATTCCTGCGTATAAATGTTTGTACGAGGGCCGTACCCGAAGCTGTAGACTAGTATTAAAACGTAAACTGTATTCATAATAAACCTTTCTCACTAAAAGAGTAATAATCCATACCGGCAATAATAATATGGTCCAATATGGTAATGTCGACAAACTTCAAAGCCTTCTTCAAATCCGTAGTCAAAGTTTTATCAACGAGGCTAGGTTCAGCCATTCCGCTTGGATGGTTGTGATATATAACCACACTTGAGGCATTTAGTGATAGGGCTTCCTTGATCACTTCGCGTGGGAATACGCTTGTTTGCGTGAGAGTGCCCCTGAACAACTGGATGTCGCAAATGAGTCTATTTTTGACATCGAGGAGTAGCATTCCGAAGATTTCGTGCTCCAATGCTGCCAATTTCAACGATAAATATTGCGTGACGTCTGAGGGGTTCCCAAGCAAGCTACCCGGGACGCGAAGTCGCCCGCTTAGAATCACCAAAGCTCTCTTAATAACAGCGTCTTCGGCAGAAGGGTATTTCATGGCTACCATTGTGTCGAAACGTAAATCGTCGACATCAAGCGGATTGCTTTTCATTTTGTTCAACCTTCTTTAATTGAGACTTGACATGTATTTGAATCTTCTCCGCTAAGCTCAAATGCCCTGCTAACTGGTTGCACAGCTTATGAGCTAGAACTTTATTTGCGATATGGTCTGGGCCTCCATGTGTTATAGGCACCAAATGTTCTTCTGATTCATCCTCTCCTGAAACTGCATGCAAACAGTAGAAGCAATTGTCACCGTCCCTTTTTCGCAAGGTGTTTATTACAGATGAGGTTTTACGCTTGTACACGACAGTCTTAGCTCTCCAACTATCATTGGACTTAAAGGCAATCCATGCGGTATGAGCTTCACCAAAAAAAGTTATTATACCGTTTTTCTTGGTATATACAATAGACGTTGCGTTACCGCTCCTGAATCTCACCAATTCATATTCGTTGGTAGGTTCATGAACCTCTGCTCCTCTTGCGGTTAAGAAATCTTTAAATTGCTTCAACTGAGCAATGATGTGCTTAGCCGTCCATTGGGTCATAGCTTACCCTCCGCAATTAAGACTGCTTCAATACGTTCAATATGTTCTTGGAGAGTTAGCGCTTGTACGTATTCCAAAGCACAGTTCTGACGATCAATTTCGTCTTGTTGACGCTGAGCTTTATCCATGCAAGCGCCACAGCAGAGCTCACCCATGCGAGCAATATTGCCGCAGGCGCACCCTGGATAACTCGCTTCGCGCTGACGCCTTTCACGTTTTCCTTGGGCTGCGTCTAGCTTTGCTTTTTCTTTCAATTTCGCAGCAAAGCTTTCAGCAGATTCAGCGGTCCATTGGTTCATGCTGACTCCTCCAATTAAGTTGCGTAGTCGATAAATGTGAGCTTATGCTTCTGGCAATGCTCTTTACAGAGCTGTTCCACGCCATAGTCACCAAGGTCGTCGAGCTCTTTCTCGCTCAGCGTGGCTACGTGCACATGCTTGTCTTGCTCTTTCACAAAAGCATAGATTTTGAAAGATTTGTTATTAGCCATGTCACAGTGCCCTCATATATTCAAGCACAACTTCCCAATCGGCTTTATAACATTCACGTCCTAACCCCATTCCCTTATCGCTCATAATGCGCAGAGCTTCCGCTTTGTCTGCAAGGCAGATTTGAGGGTTAGATACAAATGCGCGGATCGCGTCAAACACGCCTTGATCACTAAAACCATTACCTTTGAACTCATGATTCTTAACTTCTTCAATGTTGTCAAATTGCATTTAAATCTCCCGTGGCTTAATTAAATGGGCAATCTGCGGACGGCGCGGGCATGGCCATCATACCTCTTGCTGCTGAGGTCCTGGCGGCCGCTTTCAAAGTACTGAATCCAGGCACAGTCGGAGTAAGAGGCGTGCTGCTCAGCTGACCAATACCAACTCTCCTTAAACTCTCCCTTCAGGTTGGCGAACAGAAGCGCCTGCTCGCGTCGGATTGGTAGAGCGCCGCCGATGCCAGCCGCCCAGCCTTTGGCGTCCGGCCAGTCGATCGACTCAGCTTCATCCGGCAGCAGGATCAGGTGATAACTATCTAGCGCGACGCCACCAAGCACGATACCAGCGTAGCGCTCACCTCTATTAAGCTCAATTTCAACTTTTGGAAAAGTGATAAAACAGGGCCGACTCTTGCTCTGCTGTTCGAGTTCAGCAATCATTCCTGCTAAGCGACTTTGTTCGGCCTTAATCGCCTCAAGAGTGATGTCAGTCATTATTTCTCCTCTGTAAATTCAAACAATGTAACCGGAAGCTTTGGAAAAGCAGACTTTATCTTTTCTACCGCTAGTTTGAAGGCCTCCAAGTTGGTGTTGCTGATTTTGTGATGCTTACCAGCAATGACATAGACCCCAACGTAAGTAACCACATACTTCGGTTTGCTCGGGTCTACAAACGAGCCGTTTGCTTTAGCTTCTTTTTCAAGGGCTTTGGCAATAGCCTGTTGCAGACCGTGTCGTTCGGCGGCTGTAGCTGTCATAATTAATGAGTGCTATGCTCTTGTTCAAGCTCAGATGCCAATTGATCCACCGGCTCCAACACCTCGGACAGATTTGTTGTGTGGTCACAAATGACATCGTAACCATCGTTGCCGTAGACAAAGAAGATCCAACCTACTCTCAACTTAGTGTATTTGGAGTAAACGTGTAACTGGTCCTCATCTGTCGACATCATTGCATTGAAGATGTCGTCCGCATCTTTAGACTTTTGCAAGACTTTCTCCACGCCGTCGTCAACAGTTATTGTGTAACCTGCTGCCAACAACACTTCGATCGTCTTCTTGACGATCTTCTCTTCGATGGCGATCCGAGTTTCAATTTTCATTTCATTCTCCTAAGAGTTGATGTTAAAACGATTAAAGACAAAATTCGTGAAGCATGCCGGGTTTGTTATCAACAGGTAGTTCCTCGGCCATCGAAATGATAACTATAAGTTCATCATAAGCATTGGCACCAATGGGAATTTCGTTCCCCGGTTGACGTCGCAATTCAGGTTTCAGCTTTTCTGCTCCAACTTTTAAAGCCTTGATTATCAATAAGCGTTGGTACTCGTCGATTGCAATACGATAAGGCATTTTATTCTCCTAATCGGTTAGTTGGATGCAACGGTTTAAACGCGCTACGCGGTGTTTGTAGGGTAAGTGGTGTTTAGGTATTGCGCAAGCGTTTAACTGCGGGCAAACAGCTTGCCCTGTGTTGCGTAAGGGTTTACACATGCTACAGTACGCTTGCGCTTATTTGCTTCCAATTGCTTAATCCGCTTGCTTATGGCGAGCTTAGCTGCAAGTAAAGATTTATAATGATGTGACACGCCAAAGTTGACCATGCAATTTGGGCGGTCGTCATAACCGTGAATATGATAGCCTTTGTATTCGACACTGAACATGGGTCAACCTCCCCTATTGAGCCAACTGATTGAAATAACTTGCGGGAACTTGAGTTTAGTTCGAGGATACAACCTGTACGGCCAAAAGTACATCTTTGGTCTCAGAATACGAAGATAGAACTTTCCTATCTGTACTTCATACGCTGTCCCTCCTATCATTGCGCCAACGTAATATTTGCCAATTCTCATAAAGATCTCCTTGGTTATGACCACATTAGGATGGAAAGTTGCAAAGCTTCAATTGCTCGCTCTATAGCTGCAAGCTCCGGGCGTAGTATCTCAACTTTGTCCAGCTTGTTTGCTTTAGATAATTCAGAGATTGTGCGTATGATGCGAGCTCGCTCGACTACCTTCTCAGCATGTAACAAGCGGAGCTCTTTCATAATTAACTCAATCGATAAATCGCTCATTTCACCTTCTCTCAGTTATAAAGTTCTTAATGATTCGAATCTCCTCTTTGAGGGTCTTATCTTCATGCCCCCCAAACAAGTCAAACGTATCTTCGCTATTCAACTCGAAGAAATGCATTGTGGCAGCCGACCCTTCCAACGACCGGTTCGAGTCAGTTTGATGGCGAAATACAGGGTAAACCCCTATATCCAAGCTTTTCTTATGTACGAAGCCCTGTTCATTGAAGAAGGGGTTCAACGTCGCCCAACCTATGGCGCAACCGCAGAATCTTTGATCCGATTCATAGATACTATAATATCCATATATAGACATGTCAAACAGCCTATCCTCCGGCAGCGACTCCAAGAATCTCACGAGCTCGTTCATCCTCTCAATATTCATTTCTATTCCTTCCATTAGTTAGAGTAAATTATCTTACTTGATACTTCGCCGACGAGGTCGACCTCACGAGGATTCTTGAAAGTCAAGTCTAAATTCTCCTTACCCACGTGGCAGAGAGCTTTTAGTATTCTAAGTTCATCGTACGAAAGTGTGACTGTATAGGTTTCTTCGCCAACGTTTTTAGATGCCGTTGTCATTTCTATTCTCCTCATTCGTCTACGTCACAGAAAATTGAGCGTGTTCCGTCTGCATTGACCAGAATCGGATCACCGTTTTCCTTGAATGTGGTTTTGCTGTAGTGAACTCTCGGTTGTCCTTTAAGGCAAGCCTCGGCGCAAAATCGCAGCGCATCTACACGCTGCTGTCTATACTCCGGATTCATGAATTCGTGACTCGGGCCAAACCAAGAGTAATCATATTTGAAGGGACCTTCCCCTTGCGCCTGTTTAGGCTTGAACATCTCTTCGAACAGTGATTGTGCTTGGAGGAATTTTTTGTCCAGCGCTTCAAGTTTAAATGCAGCGCTTGCGATAGCGGGACAGCAGAAGTCTAGGTCCTTATCTTCTAT